TGTAGAAATTTCTACCAGTGCTGTTTGTCAAATCGTTTGGAAAAACCAAAGGACCAGAATTTTCATTTCTGTCTAATGGTTTAGGGAAATTTGGGATATTTGAAGTGGTTGATGGAAATGGCATTCTCTTTATCTTATGCTACATAAATAACTTGTTGTTATTATTTATTACGTTTTTTATGCCGATACAAGGACTCTTTAAACCTAAAAATCCACAAAAATACAAAGGCGACCCAACAAATATTGTATATCGTTCGGGTTGGGAACTCAAACTCATGCTTTATTTAGATTCTAGAAAGGATATTTTGAGTTGGGGATCTGAAGAAATAATAATACCATACAGATCTCCTATAGATGGAAAAATACACAGATACTTTCCGGACTTTATCGTTACAAAAATAAATAGTGATGGTAAGAAAGAAACTATTTTGATAGAAGTAAAACCTTATGTACAAACTATTCCACCAAAAAACACCAAAGGCAAAAAACAAAAAACGTTTTTGACCGAGGTAAAAACTTGGGGAACGAATGAAGCTAAATGGAAAGCCGCCTATGAATTTTGTAAAGACAGAGGCTGGACTTTCCATATTTTCACAGAGAAAGAATTAGGGATTAAATAATGGCTGGTCAAGACGATGAATTTTTCCAATTACTAAAAAACACCGGAAAAGAGCTAGCCAGCAGTGCGAAAACCGCTATTGATTGGTTCAAAGACAAAGCTTCGGATGTATCTAAAAAACTATCCAGAAACCAAAATAATGTTTTTACTAAAGATGCATTTCCTGAAATCGGCCAAATGTACATGTTTGCTTACGATCCAAAGTACAAAAACATATTACCTTATTACGATGCATATCCTTTAGTTTTCCCTATAGAGTTCTATTCTGACGGTTTCTTGGGTATCAACTTACACTATCTTCCACCATTAGCCAGAGCTAAACTTTTAACAAATTTAAAAGATCTAGCGAACAATGATAAATATGATAACTCTACCAAATTGGCAATTTCATATAATGTGTTGAAAGCTCACTCTATTCAGTTTAACGGGTTCGAAAATTGCATAAAAAGATATTTGTTTGCTCATGTAAGAAGCAGTTTTCATCAAGTTTCGCCTTACGATTGGGACAAAGCTGTTTTGCTTCCTTTACAAAGATGGCAAATCAATCCTAACAGAAAATACGCAAGAAAACCTCCATACTAGGAAAAGAAATGCCTTTTAACGTAAATAGCTTCAAACAAAATTTAGATTTCTTTGGATACATCAAAAATAACAAATTTGAAGTGTTCGTTCAAGCGCCTAAATTTTTGCAAAACAAATACATGAAAATAAATGATAGAGAAACGAGCATAAAAGATATAAACAATCTTTTAAGGTTCAGAATAGACCAAGTTCGCACTCCTAGCGCATCTTTGTTATCAATCGACACTAACAGATACGGCATTGGCCCAACACAAAAGATGCCGTACAATGCTCAATATTTCGACACCACATTTTCTATCCTACTAGACAGAAATACTGATCTTTGGGACTTTTGGTACAATTGGATAAACGGTATCTTCAATTTTAATGGCCAAGAACCAAATGGAGATAATATTTTCAACGGTGGTAGAATACCAAATTATACCATTGAGTATAAAGACGAATATTCAACAAATATGATGATAGTGATTTATAATGATGTTGGAGAAACAGTAAAAACTATAAATCTTTATGAAGCATACCCTTCTTCTATGAGAGAAATTCAGTTAGCTTGGAACGACAATGTTAATCTTATGCGTATAGCCATAACTGTAACGTACTCTAGCTATTCAATCGTAGGAAGTAACATAAATTCTAACGCAACAACACCTTCTACTGACCGTGTCTCGATCACCACTTCTACTGGAGTGATAACAGCTTAAAATATGGAGTAAATAATGTCATCTTTGCCAAAAATAGATTATCCAATACTTAATATCAAAGTTCCTTCCTTAAAAAAGGAATTTATGTTCAGGCCATTTCTTGTAAAAGAAGAAAAGCTTCTTTTTATGGCGAAAGAAAGCAAAAACGACTCTGATATTCTTGTAGTAATCAAACAAATTGTTCAAAATTGTTGTTTAGACAAGAAATTTGACGTCGACTCAATTGCGATTTTTGATTTAGAGTATATTTTCTTGAAATTAAGGTCGTTTTCTGTAGATAGCATCATCAAAATATCATTAAAAGATAATGAAGACAAAAATGTTTATGATTTTGATGTAAATTTAGAAGAAATTCAAGTAACTTTCCCTAAAAAAACCGAAAATATCATCAAAATCAACGAAACAGCGGGTTTAATCCTAAAATACCCTCCTGCATCACTATATTCTGATGAAGAATTTTTAAAATTAGAAAAAGATCACCTTTTTGAGTTGATTTTAAGATGTATCGACAAAATTTACGATGGTGATGAGGTTTATGAGACTAAAAATTTCTCAAAAAAAGATATTTCAGAGTTTGTTGAGAGCTTAAACGTCAAAGTTTTCGAAAAAGTTCATGATTTCTTGTTGAGCACACCGAAAATTAACTACGTCATAAACTATAAGAACAAATTAGGCAATGATAGAAAAATCGAATTGAATTCGTTAAACGATTTTTTTACTTGGCGCTGAGTCATAACACATTAAAAGGCTATTATAAGATGGTTTTTTCTTTGGCTCAGCACCATAAATATTCAATAAGTGAAATTGAAAATTTAATCCCCTTTGAGCGCGATGTTTATGTCAATTTGTTATTGCAATATCTAGAAGAAGCAGAAAAACAAAAGAAGAATGCAACGTAAAAAATGGCAGCATTAGATTTTATCAAAAACTTAACTTCCAGCGTATCTAAGATTGGTCAAGAGAACAGTCAATTTAGACAGGCTGCTTCACAACAAAACAATAGTATCTCTAAGTTCATTAGAGATATTTCTAAGATGTTTACTTCTCAGTCGAAACAACAAAGCGACATAAGTGGCTCGTTAAACAGTTTAGAACAAAGCGCAGCTTCTACCTCTAGCAAAATAGATCAAACAAACGTAATATTACAAGAATCTATTTCAATTCAAACTAACATGTTAAATGAATTGAAAAATCTTTCTTCAAGCATCAATAAACTGTTAGATGTAGCAGAGGGTGGTAGTGGTAGCGGAGTAGGGGGAGGAGGAGGCGGTCTTGCGAGTATTATCGGTAAAACAGCTTTAGGTGCTGGATTAGTTGCAGCTGGCGCTGGATTAGAAAGTAATTTCGGTACATTCTCTGGATTATTTGGTGGTGGAGCTAAACCAGGAACACAAGAAGCTTCGGGAGAAATAAAAACAGCTCAGTTAGTACAATTGGCTAAAGAAGCTGGTTTTACAGAAGAACAAGCAGTAATTATGGGAGCAATTGGATCTGCTGAATCTAGCGGAAATCCAATTGCGCACAATACGAAAGGAAGAGATAATTCCTACGGATTGTGGCAAGTTAACATGAAGGGTGCTCTTGGTGTAGAAAGAAGGGAAAAATATGGATTATCTTCAAATGAAGAATTATTTGATCCTAAAATTAATATCCAAATAGCAAAAGACATTTTCGACGAAGCAGGTGGAAGTTTTAAGCCTTGGGGAGCGTACACTGATGGTAGATACCAACAATTTCTTGGAACTGCAATGCAATCTGTTCAAGAAAAAGATGATGCCTCTGCTCCATCAGGGACATACCATTCAACAAGTGACGTCATGGGCGAAAGCAAAGCAGCTGGTGTATATGAAAATCAAGAATCGCTAGCTGGTATAAGAAAACTCCCACTTAGCTCAAAGCTTAGAGGTGTTTTAGATCAAGCTGCTGCAGCTGCTGGTGTAGAAGCTGTTGTTCATTCAGGCGGTCAAGCACCAATTGGGTCAGGCGGTCCTAGAACAGGTTCTACTAGACACGACAATGGTAATGCAGCTGATTTAAAATTATACAAAAATGGAAAATTGCTTGTTGACACCAATCCTAGCGACAGGGAAATTATGGCCAAATTCGTATCGGCTGCTGTCGCTGCTGGTGCTACTGGCGTTGGTGCAGGACACAATTATATGGGACCTGACACAATTCACGTTGGATTTGGTAAGCAAGCAGTTTGGGGCGGTGCGCCTTGGATCAAAGCAGCAGCATCTGGAGTATACAATAACAGCGATTTAACTTCTGAAGGCGGATACACTGACGGAGCGACATCTTCTGGTGGTATAACTGGCATTCCAGGCATTGATAGCATGCTTAGTTCTGCTAACGAATACTTGGCGGGAACCCCTTTTGCTGGAATAGGTTCAGGATTATTAAGCGCAATGGGTATGATGAGTGGAGGATTTCCATTTTTGAGCGATTTAATCACGCTAGGTCCCATGGGCGCTGGCGCGAAACACGGTCAAGCATTTGCTGATAATATAACTAAAACAGGAACAACAAATCTCTTTGAAAATATTTTTCAACCTCCAGGAGCTATGGATTTTACAGGAGGTGAAAAAGGACCATATGGTGCAAACACCGACGATAAAAGAAGAGATAATGATGAAGAGTTTTTCAGTTTTGATAATGAAGAGCATCCAGAAGGCGATGATGCAACATTAATAACAAAAGATTCTTCAGCAGCTTCACAAGTGCTACAAGACGTTGCTATGATGAGAGAATCTATTGATTACTCTTCTAAGCAACAATCTGTTAGTACACAGCCACAGTTACCTTCTAATCAGTATCCAGTTTCTGGAAGTTT